CCGCCATGTCCGCATAATCCGAGAGCGTGTGCCTTGCACCGTTCTTGTATTCCACACAATTAAGACCTGCGTTGAGCATATCTTTGCAGGCGATATCAACGGCTTTTTCGTATGTAACCGCACCCGTGTTCATTGCAACCTGTGCGTTAAAAATCGCCTTGCGGTACTTGTCGTTGCTCATACGCAAAACTGCCGTTTCTGCCCTCATTAAATCGTCTGTGGTCGATTTAATGAGTGCGTCAAGTTTACGGTCATTCACCTTAAAAAACTCGGCTGTGCTGTGTGCTGACGGCTTTTTCGGGGCTTTGAAACCGTCCTTGACAGCTTCAAGAATTTCTGTCTCCTGACTTGCATTTCCGTCAGCTTTGGCGGTGCGAATCATCTCTTCGACCTTGCTGTTAATGGTTTTGAAACGCTTACCGAATTTCTTTGCGTTGTGCTTACGGTACTCTTCAAGACTTTTGAGCTGTTCAGCCTGCCATTGTGTCCAGTTGTAACCCTCTTTGGTTTCTTCGGCTCTGTGACGGCTGAAATTTCTCATCATGCTGTTAATCAGTTCATCTTCGATTTTTTCAAAGGCTTCTCTGATATTGTAATTACTCATTGTTTACCTGTGTATCATTCTGTTCGGGATTGCTTTCGGTTTTTTCTGCATTATTTTCCGCATTTTCTTCATCATCTGCGTTATTGTCAGGTTCTTCTGTGTCGGTAAGGTCCACATCGTCAAGCTCCGATTTTTCTTCTTCGCCTGCAATGCCCTGTTCTTCCTTAATTCTCTGCACCTCTTCGGCTTTCCAATCCTCCGACTTGCTGTCGCCGTAAAGCTCGTCAACCGAGGTTTCAACTGACATCAAACCGCCCTGTCTTGCTTTTGACACGGTTTCAACCTGACTTTCAAAGCTCGGATTTGCATATTCGCCGAAGTTTACGGATACTTCCAAGCCCTCAACAATGCCCTTGCCGTTGAGTTCACCGTCTGCATTGAGTACAACTGCAACAAGGCTTTGAAGTGCGTTCTGCGTAATTTTCACAAGGTTCTGCCTTGTGTAAAGGGTTGTCTTTTCCTTTTCACGCTGAGCGTCTGCATTATCAAGCTTCTTCGTATCAATGCCGAGAGTTGACGGCGATATAATACCTTGCAAACAGAGGTCGAGGGCAGTAATGTATGAACTCAAATAGCTTTCGTGCTGAATCTGCGGACTTTCGGTGTAAATCCTGTTGCCGTTGCCGTTTTCAGACATATCGTTGCCCACGGTGATAAATCGGTTGTCAAACGGATTTGGCGATATCGGCTGACAGGTTTCGGGATTTCTCGGAACAAGGCAATCAGGCACATACTGCTTTGTTCGGCAGGCTCTGAGTGCGTCCATCCACTGTGACCACACTTCATCAAGGCTGTCGAAAGCGTCTGTTTTTATGCCGATAATGCCCGCACCTCTGCCCTTGTGGCACGATTTGCCGTAAAGGACAGGTACAGCCCACATATATGATTCGTCAAATGTAACGCCCTTTGAATCAATCCATGAAAGAGCGTCAACCGTGTGCAGGTCAATCTCTTTGCCGTTGTCATCGTACAAAGCATAGTGAATATAGCCGTAACCGTATGTTTCTTCAAAACGATAACGGCGGTGTTTTTGCGTGTAATCGGTGTAAAACTTAACCTCTCGGATTCTGCCGCGCACATATGTAAAGTCGATGTTTTCGGCAGGATACCATTCAACAATCGGAACATCTGATACAGCCGTGTCAAAGCTGACCTTAAAAGCACCGTCACCGACAACACATAGGTCACGGAGCATTTGCTTAACCGTGTCGGACAATTTGTTCTGCTTTTCAATATCTTCCCAACGCTCAGCATAAGCGGTTGAATTTTTGCTTGTAACATCTGTGCCGTTGTAGTCGGCAATTACGATATTCACAAGCGTTTCGCAGATGAGTGCCGGCAGGCCCGTGTGTATTTTACGAATTTCAAGCCCCTTTGTGCTTTTTGCCGCCCAAAACATAGTTTTGTTTGTATCAATCTGCCTGTACAGCTCCGCAAGCTGTCTGCTGTTGCCCCAATACCAAATGCGATTGATAAAGCACTCGGTCAGATGATTACTTGTTTCGGTAACGGTAATTGTTTTGTCGCTTGCAGGAGTAATCTGCAAAAAGTTTTTAATTCCCGATCTGATAGATTCAGCCATTCTGTTAATCAGCCCCATTTATTTCACTTCCAATAATATTTTTAAACGGCAGCCACGCATATTGACCGCTGTTAATGCAATGGTCGTGACCGTCCTCGGGTGTGTTGTCTTTATCCTCTCGCCAGCTGTAAATTTCAAACTCGGCAATCGTGTTTTTACAATGTTCAAGCACAAAATAACAGTCGGTGGCAAGCCAGCCGAGTACAAGATTGATTCGGTCAATAATCTTCGTTTTCTTCCATGCATTTGCAAAGTCATAGACACAGCCGTGCTGTCGCTTATACTTTTGAAATTCGGTAATAGTCGCTTGGTCGGCGCTGTCAATAAAAGCCGTGCGTGCAAAGCCCCATTCATCACGGTTGCGGTCAAGAAAATCAATAAAATTCTTCACCGTGTCACTCGGGGCAATAGGTGTTTGCATTTCGGCATTGTTGTAAACTCTTTCATCAAGCTGAACACACTTACCGTGATTGGTAATGCCGTAAAATGTCATTGCGATAGTGTCAGGCGACTTCTGCGAATAGGCGGTATCAAGACCTGCGGTGAACTGAACAAAGTGTTCCGACTTGCGGTTACAGTTCAAAAACTTTCCTGCCCACTCTTTTGATTTGATATGTCTTGCCCTCTCAAAATTCGGGAACACAAGACCTGTTGCTCTGCCTCGCAAACCTAAGATTTTATTTTTATAGAGCTTTGTACCTTTCGGTGCAGAGTTCTTTTTCTTTTCAATCTGTTCAGGTGTAAGACTTAAATTGTCGGCAAAAGAAAAGAACCAATACCGCCAATTTGGTA